ACACCGTTCATCAGTACACTAAGTTTCCTTTTAAGGTTACTGTGTGTGTTTATATAGATTATGACTCTCAAGACAGTTTGGAGTTTTTAGAGCGATCCTTAGCCCTCTTTTCTACGTTAGATACGGAAGTCAAGGTCGCCAGTCCTGGGTACGAGGGTTGGTATTTGACTTGGGCGCACAAAACAGATCTGGCGCTTGAAATCTTGAATCGGCGCCACGACTTCTATATCTACCAAGAAAATGATATGACCTTGACCTTGGAGAACTTCAACTACTGGCTGGCGTGGAAACAGCGGCTAAACGGACTCGGGTTCGAGCCTGGTTTTGTTCGATACGAAGAATATCAGGATCGTTTAGTTCCATTTGATAATCACTATGAATATTCGCTGCTGGGTACTACGCCTAACGTTTGGTCTGATGTCGGTTTCACGGTCCCTAAGATTTTAGTTGTTGACCACGAGATCAGTCTGTTTGTTCAAGCAGCTAATCCGTACTACGGAGCAATGATCTTAGATCAAGCAGATGGGGAGCGATACATTCGTTCTGACAGTTATGATCCACAAAAGAGTTTTGAAAAGATCGGGATCCGGAACTGGCCGATTGCCGATAGAAGTTCGATGGGTTTGGCTTTTGAGAACGTCCCGCGTGGGTATGAGCATCGACGCTGCGTCCCGCTAATCAAAAAAGATGAAAAGTATATCTTAAAATCATCTAGTTTGATTAAACATAACGACTATAAATACGCGCCAGAACTACACAGAAACGGAGTTAAAGTTATGGATTACAAAGACATGTTTGTTTTACAGTGAAGTTTCCTAGGGGTGCCGAGTACGTCAGAGTGTGCTACATTCTTGACGGCACTCACTGCATCAAGGTTCTCACCAGAGAAGATGCATACAAATTACGTAAATTCCTGAAAAACAATGACGGAACAATCTACTGGTTCAACGCAGCCTGACGCTCTTGCGGACACGCTGAACGAGCGTGGTAGCCGGTACGGTGCGTTTAAGGGTCACGCGGAGGTAAGTCAAGAGCTGAAAGAGGTTGTCTGGAAGGCTCTAGCGATTCGTAATAAAAGGCTAGACCCAGACCAGCTAGAAGCACTAGAAATGATTATGCATAAAATTGGCAGAATTATTAATGGTGATGCTAATTACGATGACTCCTGGCGTGATATAGCAGGTTATGCGATGCTTGTTTGTGATCGACTGAATGGAATTGTCCGGTAGAATAATGGAAACATCTTGCTGATATGGATCTTCGAGCGTTTGGCGGTATTTATCCGTACCGAGGCGAAGTTCCATACACCAGTGGATTTGGCCTCGTCCCTCCTAGTGGCGGCCAGGCTCCGATCAAGTTTTCGTCCTGCCGAGCAATTTTTATCCAAGCTAAAAGCAACGGCGGCGGCGGTTACTTGGCTGTTGAACTTAGCGACGCACCGGGTCAAGTCGCCGTGGCGGGTAATTTGAAGGGGGATGAATTGTTCCCTCTTTCCTGCACTGCTGTTGTCAGCGGGGATGTTGAAGGCGTCTTTGTGTTGTACTGATGGCTGAAATCGCTAAGAAAAGAGATCCGCAAAAGTGGGCTCGTGCCAAGGCCAAAGCGCGAGCGAAGCTCGGCGGCCATAGTGCAAGGGCGATGCAGTTAGCTACAAAGTACTATAAAGATATGGGAGGAGGCTACGAAGGTAAAAAGTCTTCTAAGAACCGCTTGTCACGTTGGGGTAAGGAGGATTGGCAGACGCGTGAAGAGTATGAAAAGTCTAAGGACAAGTGATCATGGAAGATTCTGATTCTCTGCGGCCAAAGCTGTTTTTAGAGAAAACAGTCTCTTCGATGGTGGAGAGCTGCCCTACAGCCACAGCGGACATTGAAGAAAACATCAAAAACAGAAACTGGACTATCGATAAGTTCAACTACGGGCCATTAAACCCAGACTATCCGGATCCTGGGTTCTGGGAAGAAAAAGCGGCTATGTGGAACACCGATGTAGACCATGCAATGTCTGCTAGGTGTTGTAACTGTGCAGCTTTTGATCAATCGCCGCGTATTTTAGAGTGTATTGTTGAAGGTATTAACGAAGATCGTGCTGCCCACCCTGAAGATGTCTTAGAGCTAGGCGATTTGGGTTACTGCCAGTTGTTTAAGTTCAAATGTGCGGCGAAAAGGACGTGTGATGCTTGGGTTCACGGAGGCCCGATCCGCTAATGGCTGATTTAGCTAGAGAAAAAGGTCGCACAGAGCGTTATTTACCACGCTCGGCCTGGGCTCAACTCAGTCCGGAGGAGCGTCGGGCCACTGATGAGAAGAAAAAGCAAGCTACCCGTGGCGATAAACCCGTAAACACACGCGTTTCAAACACTTCGGCAGCGAAAGAGGCGCGTCGAAGGGCCTCTGCCTACATCGCTCGTAAGAAATCAGCCTGAGAATCAGTTCTGTATTAGCATAGTGGCAGCTTTTAGCGGCTGATGCTGTTCGACTGTTTCCTTTACTTCAACGAAAAGGAGCTTTTAGAGCTTCGCTACGAGATGTTGAAGGACGTTGTAGATGGTTTTATCATCACAGACGCTAACAGGACATTCAAAGGGGATTCAAAACCGTTCACTTGCGTCGAAACGCTCCGTGAACTAGGGATTCCAGAAGATAAAGTTCAGGTTCTGCACGTTGAGCTGCCCTCAAAAGAGGAAGTTTTGAACCCGTGGATGCGGGAATACGCTCAACGCGATGCTTTGGCGGTTGGTATGCGAATGACGCCGCCGGATTCTGTGTTTTTCTTCAGTGATGTTGATGAGATTCCCAAACCTGACGCACTTTTAACAGCTGTTGAGCTGGCAAAACAGAATCCTGAGCGCTGTGTTCGTCTGTCGATGCCAATGTTTTATGGTCGGGCAGATCTCAGGGTTGTAAATCCAGAGGGTAGGCCTGACGAGGCTCCGAATAACTGGATTTGTGGCACAGTCGTCCTCCACGAGCACTTAGATCAGACCCTTTCCCAGATTCGGATGAATGAAAAAGATATAGTTGTGGGAGATTGCGACGCTGGTTGGCACTTTTCATGGATGGGAGATTCTGAACGGTTGAAAACTAAAGTTCAGTCCTTTTCCCACTGTTACGACGACATTCCGAACGCCGTGGCCCCGGCTCACAGCCAAGAAATGCTTGATTTTATGGATTCTTACCGTGCTTCTGCAGGTTCTACAGATCCTTTAGGCCGCACAGATCATATTTTGGTTGATTACCCTCATGAGTCTTTGCCGCCTGAGCTGTTTAGAATAGATCGAGTCAGAAGTTTCTTGCTTCCGGCTTCGAATTGACGGTAAACGGGTCTAAATCTAATGCCTGCTGACAATCTGAGCGTTCGTAGCCGCTTTAGTGAGATTCTTGAGGCTGCCCGCACTCAGGATCGCAGCAAGCAGTCCACAACTATGGTTGTGTTGGGTCATCTTCAACAGATGATCCTTTTGATGCTCAAAAAAGGCCTATTTTTTTACTGTGATCAAGATACATACGAAGCGCGAACTAAGTTTTTACAGGATTTAATCGAGCTTAATCGTCTTGACATTCGTTTTCCAGCAATTATTCGCAACTTTCTTATTGACGGTTGCGGTCTGTTCTATTTTCGCCCTGATCCTAAGTTAAAGTACCAGATTTACTTTTTTAACAAGGATCAGTACAGAGTTTACCATGATATTAACGGCGGCATAGAAGAAGTCGTTATTATCTACAGCTATAAAGTTCGTAATTCGATGATCGGGCTCCCTAGCGAGTCCACGGAGCAAAATAAACGGTATGTGCGGCTGTCTTTGACGGCAGACGTGGTTTCTGAGTACGAATCCAACACGGAACTGAGTTTCGACCTTGAGCCTGGCGGAATCATCACGCCAAAGAGTAAGAGGCCGAACACTCTCGGGTTTATTCCCGCCGTGGAGGTTTTAAATAAGCCAAACGCTAGCGGGACCGAAGGCGAGGGCGAATTTGAGCAGTTCATGGAAGCGATTGTGCTCCATGACCAAATGATGAGCAACATTGCGAAGAACATTGAGTTCTTTGGCAACCCCACGTTGGTTAGCTCCCGTCCCCGCAGTGATCTGGTCGAAGCTACTGGCGCGGATCGCAACTTCCGTCCGACGATCAGTAGTCAGAGTGGATTCGCTGGTATCGATACACCGTCGACTCGGGTTTCAGATCCGTTTGGATCTTCGATGGCGTTCGGTGGTTTGCGTGTTCCTCGGATTATTGCAAACGTTGAACCTTCCGACCGAGTAGGCTTCCTGACCCCAGACCCTGTTAATGGGGACATGAATCGCTACGCGTTGCTGTTGCGCGAAGAGATTCGTACAGCTTTAGGCGGCGTGGATGAGATCTCTATCTCTGCTGGCGCCACGGCGACTGAGATTAAAGGTTTGATGGGTCGGGCACAGGCCACGGCCATGCGTAAAAACAAGAGTTTCTTGACCTACGGGTTCTGCAAACTCTTGGAAATGATTATTT